CAGGATTTCTTCAATTACGAACCTGAAAAATGGGATATCATAGTTAGCAATCCACCCTTCTCAATCAAAGATAAAGTCTTAGAAAGACTCTATTCATTCAATAAACCATTTGCGGTTCTTCTACCGCTTAATTCCCTACAAGGTAAAACAAGATATAAATATTTCAAAGATGGTATTCAGATTCTTAGTTTTGATGCAAGAATTTGCTATCACAATAAAGAGCATATGGATTCTGTAGTAAAAGGTAGTCCATTTGCAACGGCATATTTCTGTAGAGATTTATTACCAAAGGATCTAATTGTTGAAAAATTAGTTACATATGAAAGACCATTAGGAGAATAAACCAGTAAGAAAACCACGTTTCTTTTGGTCATGAAAGTAGGTGAGAAATTGAAAAATATATTTTTAGAAGCTGCTATGAACTATAACAAGATGAGTAATTCAGAAAAAGCAAAAGCGAATGATAAAATTCGAGAAAATGTCAAAGAAATCATGAAGCCTCGTCCAAAAACTGAACGAGAAAAAGAACTTGACAGATTGGCAAAGGAAGAAAAAGAAGAGTATGAAAGAAATAAAAATGCTTTCTATGTTGATCCTATTCATTGGAGCAACAATAAGCGTAGAAGACATGGGTTATCTGTATTAAGAGGTGATATTAATAAATATCGCTCAAAGATATATCCAGCATTTCACCCTTCTGTAAAATTCTTTGGATTGTTGGATGATATTATTACCGAAACATTAGTAGATAAGTTTAAGAATAATGAGTATTTTAATTCTTTTGTAGAAGTAAAAGATTTGGCAGTTGGTGATGCAAATGTATTTAAAATGGGCGAATAGGAGAATAACAGTATGGAGTTATCACAAGATGAAAGACAAAAATTTTTAGAGTTAATATATAAAGTAAGTCCATGTGCTGCAATTTCTGAAAAAGAAAATCTTGAAAAGCTTAAAGAGTGGCTGGACAGTGATAGGTCAAAAAGAGTTACATTTGTTGAAGTTCCAAAAACATTCAAAGGTCAGATTGAAAATGACAAAGTGCTTCTTATACCAACAAATGACGAAGCTATAAAGCCAATAAGAGTAATATTCGAAGGAGAATAACAATATGAGAGCATATGAATTACGACAGCATGACGTAATTTCCTATTATCCTCCACAGCCACACAAACAGGAATACAAACTTGGAGAACACATTTCTATTAACGAATTAGCTGAAGCAATGTTTAGTTCACCTGCTTTAAGGTTAGATAGAGATAAAAATGAGGACAAGATGCTTCGAGTTATAGAAATAAAATATGTGAAATTTCCGTGGTGGAAGTTTTGGAAGAGAAGAAAATATGTTGAAGAATATCATTTAGAAGTTATGTAGGTAGGAGAAAGAATATGTTTCAAAAATCAGAAAAACAGAAAATATGTGATTGGGTTGCTGATGTAGTGCAACATAATGTTCAAATTCTCAATGAACTATCAGGAAAGAAAACACCAAAAGACATCGAAGTTATCGAGAATGATGGTAATAAGTATATTGCATTGGAAGATGTACATAAATTACTTGATGATAGATTCGAAAAGCATAGATTATTGGGACAATAATAATCTCAGGAAAGAAGCATTTCTTTAGGAAAGGAGAACAATAAATGGAAACATTTTCAATAGTAGATAAGATAAATGTGGATAAGTTGAATACAAAAGTTGCAGAGTTTGTATGTAGGGAAGGGCATGAGCCTTATATATTTGCAAATAAAGAGACACTTGATGCATTAGTTAAGCCAATTGAGCAGGCTGAAATGTTTATAAATTCTTGGGGAATTGGACTTGTAAGCTCATATAAGGGTTGTCTTACTGGTATGTATCGTGGGAATAAAATGTTCAGAGATGATACATTAAAATTCGGTGAAATCGAGCTGAGATAAGAGAATAAATATATAGAAAGAGATGATTCGATGAGATGCAGAGATTGTCCTTATGGGATTGAAGATTTTACATTAAGAACAGAAATGTATAAATCGGTATATGGTGAATATCCAGATGAAGATAGAGCTAATCAATCAGAACAGTTTGTTTGGTGTGATAAAGTTGGTGGCAAAGTTTATTCTTTTGGTCATTGCAGTGATTGGTATGAACAAGACGAAGAAAATTATAAGAATCATTCTAAGAAAAAGAGAATAAATAAACGTGAGAGATATTTGAGACATCAGAATCACCTCAGATATTTATATGAAACTGTTGGTGGTTATTATCCAACGCCTGTTAGATATGTGGATGAAATATGGATTAAGGGTATTGGTTATATTAAAAATCCAAAGCCATATTATCAGAGATTGTATCGTGGTAAGAAAAGTAAATATTTGAAACAGTTATCTAATAGGAAAATACGTAGATATAAAGGTGAATTGCATAATGGTTATCAGCACATCCATAAAATTTTTGATTGGTGGAATGAATTTTGTTAGGAGAATAAAGAAATGAAGATAGAATTAATCAAATTAAAATTCAATGATACTCATTCTTATAAGCATAAGCCATTCACTCATTGCTGTGATGAAATTCAAAATGATAAAGCTATTGTATTTACAGGTGAAGATTTGGTTCATAGTGACGATTGTTGGGATAACGAAAGATACATTCCAAGATTCTGTACTTCTTATACAGAAGTCATTACGTCCTATGAGGATGAATGGGAGCAGACAGACAATTATCCAATCCAGTTTTGTCCTCACTGTGGCGAAAAGATTGAGATTTCAGTTGTAGATGAGATTGATGTATCGGATAAATACAATGAATTATCTAAGCAGCGTGAGGAATTGTGGAAGAAGTGTCAGAAAACAGATAGTAAAAAGAGAGAATCTGAGTTAAGAGAACAGGTTATAAAGCTTGATAAGCAGATTGACAGTTTTTATTGGTTAGATGAGTGGAAGGAGGATATCTATGTATAAACAAATTATTATTGCTAGAAAAGATTTGAATATGAGTTCTGGCAAGCTCGCAGCTCAAGTCAGTCACGGCTCTATGGCATTTCTCAGTTGGTTTATTAGAAATAATGCCGATTTAGATGGTCATGTTGATGGCTATATTGACGAAGATATTCTTCACAATTGGATTGAGGGTGAATTTACAAAATGTGTTCTTCAAGCCAAGAATAAGAATCAGTTGCTAAAAGCTAAGACTATGGCAGAAGAATTAGGAATGGTTGAAGGTAAAGATTTCTGGCTTATAAGGGATAACTGTCACACTGAATTAGAACCCGAAGAGGATGGTAGGACACTTACTGTAATTGGTTTTAGACCAATGGACAGTGAACTTATTGATCCGATTGGAAGAAAATATAATTTATATATGTAGAAATGGAGAATATTAAAATGGAGAACAGATTATTACTTGAGAGTGAAGTGATTAAAACAGTAGATAAACATACGAACGATGAGAATCAGTTAGATAACGACATTAGCTGCATTCTTGAAGAAGTAAATTCTGTTGTATTGGTTGGTTCAAAAGAAGCAATGAATAACTTTAAAATAGAAACTAAACCAGTACAGAAACAGAAACGAGTTGAACTATTCGAGAATGAAGATGTTGTACTAGAGCAACGTGGCAACAGATATTATTTGTCTCTGTACGATAATAAAGGAAATTTCCAGAGAGAAGTTACTATTGATGTTAAGGACGATTACAAGGTTGGACTTGGAAATTGTAAGTAAAGGAGATTACTATGGCGGTATTTAAAAATTTTAAAGATGATGAGTTAATCGTAAGCTGTAAATGTGGATGTGATGAAGGTATCCACTTTAAGATTCATGATTATGGAGATGGTGATTATGCTTTCTTAACATATACAAATGGAAACTTTTACACTCAGCAAAGACCATTCTTTGAGAAGTTGAAGAAAATTTGGGCGATTATTTGGAATAAGGATTTTTATTATTCTGATATTGTGCTTACAAAAGATAATTTTAAAGAATTCAAGGAATGGGTCAATAGAAAGTAAAGGAGATTGCTATGAATAGAAATTTGGATGGATACTATTTTAGAGTTAAAAGAGATGGTAAATGGGATAATATTTGCTGGTCTGATATGACAGATGAAGAAAGAGACGAGCAAATGACCAATCGTAGTGAGGAATGGTTAAAGTCGCTGTGTAAGGGACTTGGTAATGTTATTCATAAGATTGGTGAAGATTTAGACATTGCGTGTGAATAAAAGTAAATTCAGGTTTCCTTTGGTAACAAAGAGAGAATATTAAAGCGAGGATTTTTATAATTAGGAAAGATAAAAGAGGTGAACGATTAATGTCTTTAGCATATAAAAATGACACATACAACTATAATGGCGAATATGAAATGGGTTCATTAAATAAGTTTGCACAAGCAGAAAGAAGATTGTCTGCAAAGAAACAGGCGTTAGATGATATGAAGAATGAATATGATCTTATTGAACAACAGGCATTTCGCATTTATAAAGAGAATATTCAATATATGCTACTTGATCAGCCATCTACTATTAAAACGTGTAGAGAATGGTTAAATATGTTATCAAAGAATCAGGATGTAGATGGTAACAAGCTTGATAAGAGAAAGAAGTATAAAGAAAAGGAAATGTATGATTGGTATATTGATTATATTAAAAAGCTTCTTGATATTGAGTATATGAATAATGTTAAATTCATTGATTTTAATTTTGGTCAAGCTACTAATATTCAGTTTGAATATAAAGAGCATAATTGGTATTTAGAAATTCCTCATATTAAAGCTATCAAATTAGATGCATATAAGAATTATGGTGGCAGTATATTTAAACTTGTGTTAGTACACAATGATATAGAATGTAGTTGTAGTTGGTCGCAGTTTGGCTCTACATATGAGGAAGATGAATTAAGAGATATTATGACACAAGGTATTGAGAAATATTGTAATTAGTTGGGGTAACTTCACAGGAAAGCAACATATCCTTGGATTTAGAGAGAATAATACATTGGAGGTAAAAGATGAGAATTATAAATCGTGGACGTGGGACTGGTAAAACAGCAATGCTCATTTCAACAGCATATGTAACAGGGAAACCGATTGTTACATCTACAATGAATAATAAAAATAATCTTTTAGATATGGCAGAGAGAATGGGTATATCAGCTAATATAGAAGTTCATACGATAAATGAATGGTTAGAATGTCACAGATCATATATGTCAAGTCATGAAATATTAGTAGATAACGTAGAATTAATACTTGGAGATGTTTTATCAAAGTTTCTTAATGCAAATGTTATAGCAGGAACAATGACAGTTCCAATGGACAATATAAAAGACGATACAAAAGAAAATGGTAAAAAACATGGTTATTGGTACGCATTAGATGAATGTGCAAATGAAGGTGTATATTGCTCAGTTTGTAATAAAAAAGTATATAAGCTGAATTATGCGAACCAGAAGTTGAAATCAAAGTATTGTCCTAATTGTGGTGCAATTATGGATGAGAAAGAGGAATCACAGTAAACCAATCTTTCTTTTGAAAATTTTTAATCACATCTAAGCCATTCGGCTATGGGTATCCCAACAAATAAGAGAATAAATTAAGGAGAGTAAAGATGACTAGAGAAGAATTTATTGCAAGGGTAAGGCATCTTGGATGGTGTTGTTATCAGATTGCAGCAGGACAGGATTATAATATTGAACCCAATGAAGATCAGTTACAAAGTTTATTACAGGGTGTTACATTTGGATTACAACATTTAGATATGACACCTGAACAGAATCATGAAAATTGGATGGAGTGCAAAACTAAACAGGGTTGGGTTTATGGAGAAGTGAAAGATTTTGAAAAGAAAACACACCCAGATTTAGTACCATTTAATGAATTACCTAAAATTGAAGCAGACAAAGATATTATGGATGCAATGATGAATAAAGCCGCTAATGAACTTTACGATATGATTTTCAATGAAATTTCACAGTAAATTTTTCTTTCCTTTGGACAGATTGGAGGTATTATATGTCTTTTACAGTAGATTTTAGTTCAATAAGAACAGTTAGGGTTCACAAAGAACAATTTGACGCAATAGACAATAAAGCAAATGTCGTAATGATTACTTGCATTGAGGACGGAAGAGTTATTCCATTCAATAGAGCTGATAGCGAAAAAGATAAAATTGATAGATTGAACAGGAATATTGGAGAATAACATTATGGATAATTTAACACGTAGAGAAGAAGTAAATCTTCATGAAGCAATTCAAAAATCGTTCCCTAAAATTCTTATTAAGGATCTGACAGAACATGAAAGAATTTGTCCTGTCTGCAATGGTCTTGGAATGAGAATAGAAGACAATATTTATGGAATCAAAGGCGATAGTTCTGAAGCTGGTAGAAAATACCATTTTCCATATAAGCATCAATCACTTTCATTCTGCCAAAGTTGTTTTAATGGAGTGCAGCGATTGTGTCCTTATTGCGGAGAGCCTTATAAAAATCAGGCTTATTTACATTGCGACTGTGAAGGACAGAAGAAAGCTGACGAAGAAGAGAGAATAAAGAAGTGGAATGATAAAGTATCTAAAGCAGTTCCAGTTGATGAAAAAGATGTAAACACGATGCTTTACTGTGAAGAGTTTGATGAGTATTACGATACTGTTGATGATTTCTTTGACGATTATGCATGTAATCATGAAGAAGATGATAATGAAAGACCTGTACGATTATGGGTATGTAGCTTAGAGAAGATTTATATTGATGCTGATAATGTAGTTGATAATGCTTGTGAAGATCTGCATGAAGATGCTTATGAACAATGCGATATTGGTAGTTTGCAAGATATATTGGATGATTGGTGTAAAGAACAGACAGGAACAACTACATATTATCCTTGTTTTAAGCAGTATGTAGAGATTGATTGGAGTAAATATGAAGATTATAGCAGGTAATTATTTCGGCAAAAATATTCAGTTTGTATGTAAATGCTGTAACTGTGTATATGAAGTTGAATCAAAGGATGATTGGAATATTCAGATGGTATTTCCTAACTATTGTAGTTCTAAATATAAAGTTCCTGAATATGAAGTAGCTTGTCCTAACTGTGGTCATGTAGAATATCTTGGTTGTGATCAAGATGACTTGATAGGAACTGAATCTGAAAATTTACACTGTCCTTGGATTCCATTATTAAAGAAGCGAACAGATTGGAATGAACGATATAGAGTTGAACCAATAAGAGAATAAGTAATTGTAAACAATAATTTTATATCATAGGAGGAAATAAATATGATGAACAATTTTTTAAATGGTATGTTTGGTAAGGTAGGAAGTGGAATGTGTAGACTTTCTATGAATGGTGGAATTGCAGTTAAGACAAATGGTGGTTATAAGACATATAACATCAAGACTGGCAAGCTCACAAACTGTAGTAACTTTGTATTTGATATTGGAGAGGAATTCTTCTTTATTATTCCAACTAATAAGGTAGAGAAAGGTGACATTATTCTTGTAAATGGCAAGCCTAGATGTGTTATTGAAGCCGATAAGACAAAGATTACAGTAATCAATTATGAGGACTCAACAATCGAAACTGTACTTCCTGAAAGACATGTATTTATGGGTAATACATATTTTTATGGCAAGATTGTTTCAATGTTTGGTAGTGACATTATCAAGGGTAAGAAAGGTACAAACAATATTTTCAAGTATATGATGCTTTCTCAGATGATGAAAGGTGATAATGGTTCTACTGGCATGATGAATGGCAATGGTGGAATGAGTTCTATGTTACCACTTATGATGATGGGTGGAAATATAGGTGACATGTTTGACGGAATGTTCGACTTTGATATGAGTGGCAATGATGACGATGATATAGAAGTAGATGAAGAGGAGGAAGCATAATATGGGATGTGGTTCATGGACAAGAGATAGTTATGTAAGTTATTCAACAACAAAGGGTATGAGTGTTTCAACGGATGGCATGATTAGTGGTTCTTATTCTAATCAGGATATGTTTAAAGCTAAGACTATTGATTCTGCGCTTAATCCTAAGAATGTTATTAGAGAGTGTTGTGATACAGAGGAGCATCCGAATACAATTCCAGTTATCCTCGCTTTAGACGTTACAGGGAGCATGGGAGAGTCTGCTGTTGAGGTAGCAAAGAAGTTGAATGTAATTATGACTAAGTTATATGAAAAGGTTACAGATGTTGAGTTCCTTATCATGGGTATTGGTGATTTAGCTTGTGATAGCTGTCCAATCCAGGCTTCACAGTTTGAGTCGGATATTCGTATTGCTGAACAGCTTGATAAGATTTATTTCGAGTTTGGCGGTGGTGGCAACAGTTATGAATCCTACACAGCAGCATGGTATTTCGGTTCTCGCCACACAAAGCTTGATTGTTTAAATCGTGGAAGAAAAGGAATTATTATTACAATGGGTGACGAACAGCTTAATCCATACCTTCCATTAAGAGGTAGAAGAAGTGGTTTGATTGAAGCAACAGGTGATAGCCTTCAGTCAGATATAGAAACAAAGGATTTATATGATGAAGCTTCTCAGAAGTTTAATATTTATCATTTAGACGTAAATCATGGTCACAGATGGGATGAAGAAGAGATTGAAAAGTCTTATAAGAAGTATCTTGATGATACACACTTTAGAAGAGTAACTATGGATAGCATTACAAATGAGATTGTAGATATTATTGTTAGCGAAGCGGAGAATAATGTAACAGATACAGTTACTACACCTTCTAATTCGGAAGGAATTACTTGGTAAGATAGGAGATTTAAAAGATGAAAGACATGAAGATTGTATGTGGAGCGAATTGGGGAGACGAAGGAAAAGGTCTAATGACAGATTATTTCTCACAGAAACCTAATAGTATTGTTGTT